CTATAAAGAGGGATCTAATAGAAAGCAAGTTTTGACTTTTTCTGGATCTGAATATAAAAATGGATTACCTGAAGCAAAATGGTCAGGTGGTAAATTAAGAAACTAAGGAGAAGCTATGCTTACTAAAAAACAAAAGAAACTACCTTTAGCTTTACAGAAAGCTATTATGAAAAAAATGAAAAAAACTAAAAAAAAGAAAGCGAGGAAATAATGCCTTATCACTATGGAAAGAAAGCTCACTCAAAAGGAATGAAAAAGAGCAAAAAGAAAAAGAAGAAAAAGAAAAAGTAAATGGTTAAAGTAGCATCTATAAGGATTTAAAACCTAGACAACAAAAAACTATGAAAGCACATGCAAGACATCACACTTTAAAGCATATGAAGTCTATGGCAAGAGCATTAAAAAAAGGTGCTACTTTTAATTCTGCACATAATAAAGCAATGAGGAGTGTAGGAAAATGAAGATTAGAAAAGTACCTAAAGATAAAAAATTAAAGATCCCTAAAAAATACTTATCTGGACTTAAAGGAAGTAAAAGATTATCTAGAGCAAGATTATTAAAAGCTATGTCTAAATTATATAAATCTGGAGCAGTAATACCTAGATCTATGTTTAAAGCGAGAGTAAGATAATGGCTACTAGAAGAAAACCTTTGTCGCCTAGAGTTGTAGCTACATTAAGAGCAAAAGCAAAAGCAAAAAAAAATATAACTTTAGGACAACTTAAAAAAGTTTATAGACGAGGACAAGGTGCATGGCTTTCAGGTGGATCTCGACCTAGAATACCTATGTCAGCATGGGCAATGGCAAGAGTAAATAGTTTTGTTCGTGGAAGCAGAAAACATGATGTAGATCTTAGAAGAAAAAGAAAAAAGAGATGAGTAAGAAACCTAGAACTACAGGGGAGCATATTATCGCTTTGTATGGCCATATAACAGGATTAAAAAAATCTATTTATAAAATTGAAAATAATGATCTTAAACATATGCATGCAGATATAGATAAGATTGATTCTAAATTTGATAAATTAATTACATGGATTATTTATGGAGTAGGAACTATTGCTTTAGTGTTCTTAGCTCAACTCCTTTACATATTCTCTAATTAGTTGTAAAAGCAATATGCATGAGAAACTCAAAAGTTTTAGTAATAAGCGATCTTCATATTCCCTATCATCACAAAGATAGTTTTAATTTTTTAAAAGAAATAAAAAAAGAATTTAAGCCTGATAAAATTGTAAACATAGGGGACAGTTTAGATCAGCACGCATTATCTTTCCACGATAGTTCTCCTGATCTTTATTCTGCTGGCCATGAATTACAAAAAGCTAAAGAATATATAAAAGAACTAGAGGATATATTTCCAGAAGTAATAGAAGTTGATAGTAATCATTCTAGTTTAATTTATAGACGAGCATTAAAACATGGATTGCCTAGAGCATACTTAAAAGATTATGGAGATTTTTTAGAAACTAAAAAGTGGAAGTGGGTTGATGATTTAACTCTAACTTTATCTAATGGCCAAAGATGTTTCTTTACTCATGGAAGAAGTGCAGATATTTTAAAAGTTTCACAAACTATGGGAATGAGCGCAGTACAAGGACATTATCATACGAAGCTTTTAATTTCATGGTGGGCAAATCCTGATAATCTATTTTTTGCTATGAACGTGGGTTGTCTTATAAATCAAAAGAATATGGCATTTAATTATGCTCGTAATTTTAAGACAAGGTTTATCCTAGGTTGTGGAATAATTATTAATGGTTTTCCTCGTCTTTTACCAATGGTGCTTGACAATAGTGGATCATGGATTAAAAAGATAGTATGACAACTTCTAATAAGCTAAAAAATACCCTTTTAAAGAGCCATAGAGCCTCACAGAGCAACGATTCAGCATTTTCCGAGCAAGTGGGTGGAGATTGGTATAAGAAGCTTAAAATTCAACCTTTAGACTATGCTATGGATAATAACTTAAATCCTTGTCAAGCTAAGGTAGTTAAATATGTTTCTAGATATAATTTAAAACATAAAGCTATAAAGGAACAAATAAAAGATCTTCAAAAAGCTAAACATGTAATAGATATATTAATAGAAAAAATAGAGGGTAAATAATTATGTGGTTAAGTATAGCATCTAAGTTAGTTCCTACTGTAATTAAAACAGGAATGTCTATAGCTTCTAATAGAAGAAAAGCAAAAGAATTTGAATCTGTAGCAGAAATGAGACATGCAGAAAAGATGGCAAATGGTGAAGTAGAATATAAAAAAGCAGTTATGCAAAATAATCAGCAAGGGTGGAAAGACGAGTTCGTTTTGATTTTAGTTTCGGCCCCTGTGATGTTATTAATTTGGAGTATCTTTAGTGAAGATCCAGCTATTATGGAAAAGGTTGATAAATTTTTTGATCAATTTAATAATATGCCATTTTGGTATCAAGCATTGTTTATCGGTGTCGTTTCGGCAATCTATGGCCTTAAAGGTGCAGATATAATGAAAAAAAAGTAATCGCATAAAATTTTTAATTCCATTATAATGTGTCTATGTCGAAAGTAGATGCAGTTATTACAAGTTTAGAAATGCAAGTTGAATCTCCTCATAATCCTTTTGGAAGCTTCATAGCATTTAGATTTATTGATATATACCCATCTTTTCCTAAAACACAGGATATGCTTTCACAAATTAGAAAGCGATCTGATATATCTTTAATAGATTATGAATATACTTATACAGGGATCCATGAAGATACAGATATTTCAGAGTTAGAAGTTACGAAACATTAAGGGCGATTTCTCGCCCCTAAATATTAATTTCTTGTTAGCTTTTCTGTAGCTAAATCATTTATAGATTGTTGCTTTAAGTTCTCACAATAACTATGAGCATTTTTAGATTGTATTTTACAATAGAGATAGTGAGCTTTCCTTTTTCTAAAATCTTCTTTTATCTCTTTGTATCTTTTATCATTTGTAGCTTGGAGTTTCGCTTGTGCAACAGATACAGAATTATTAGACACTTTTTCATTAACTACAAAATCGTAGTGTTCTTGAACTTGATCTTTTATTTCATCATAGTCTAATTCAGCTTTTACTAGCTTTTTGTCTAAAGCATCTAGATAAGCTAAGATCCTATGAGGATCAAAAGTCTTTGGTCTAATTTCTATATATTTTGCAAGTTCACTCATTAACCTAGTTCTTGTTCATATTGCTCTGGATTAAATTCAGTAGCATCTCCTTGTGACCATTCTTTCTCGCTATGAGGAAGTTCGTCATCAGTAAGCTGAACACTTTGCTGAGGTTGTCTATAAGCTTGAGGTTGTCTCATGGTAGGTTTTGTATAACCTTGAGTATTAAATGGCTTTACCATGTAATATGTGATTTCTAATTGCAATCCATCACTATACTTAGTTTGTTCTCCTTGAACGATCTTACTACCCCATTTAAGAACATGTCCAGATCTAACATATTCCTGTACTTCTCTCGTAGCTAACCATTTATCGAAATCTTTTAATTCGTAAAGATTTTTAGTTAAAGTACATTTAAACTTAGCCTTATTTGATGAAGCTTGATACTCCATCTTTGGTGCTTTGTTTCCTGTAGAATACATTACTAATGTTAATCCACAGAAAGGTAGTTTTCCTTGTTGTAGTTGTGTCATGTTTTTTCCTTTATTGTTTCTGTTTTTATTTATATTGACTATTTTCTCTTTCTTCTACAATAAGCTTTACTCCTAAGAAAGTGTTAAATAATCGTTTAGTTAGAGGAATATCAGCTATTTCAACTTTAGTATCTTTTTTGCCTATTCTTAGACAAAAGCAAGATGAAATTTTATTTCCTGTTTCTTCCTCGTATGCTTGCTTATAAGCATTTGCTTGTAAAACATATCCGAAAACAATTTGATTAGATGTTTTTAGATCTATTAATACAAACTTTCCCTTGTCGTCTTGTACTACAAGATCAAGAGTTCCAACATAACCATATTTTTTACTGAATAGCTTTTTTTCTATTTCAATTACTTTATAGTTTTGTTGATTCCACCAATCTAAAAATAAATTCCAACAATTAACTACTGCTGGATCAGATTGATTAGGAATTTTTTTACCTTTAATAAAATCTTCAACTAAACCATGAACTATAGATCCTACTAAAGATGCATCATCAGAAACATTATCTGTATGTTCCATAGATTGTTTATAAAGTCTTTCAAGTTTAACTCTATCGAGTTGCTCATTATCATCTAAGACTTTATTTAATTTCTTTTTATATTCTATCATTGGTGTAACTCTTTTCCATCTTTCAAGTCCAGGTTTTACGCACCCTTGACCTATTAAAGTTGTAGCTGAAAAATATTCTTTTCCATTGACATAATATTTATGAGCCTCTTCATCAAATTTAATTGTTATTTTATCGTTATATAGCTTATGATATGTGTACATTTTTTCCTTTCTTAGTTGTTACTTTAGTTAAAAATTTTGGCAAATCAAAATTAAAATAATTTGATAAACACCATAATTTTGAAGCATCTACTTTAATCCCTTTTTCAAATTTATAAAGTTCATAAATAGATCTAAAGTATATTTTATTATCTTGAACTACTGCTTCTGCAGTTCTATTTGTTTTTAATCTTAAACTTTTAAATTTAAGACCTATTACTTGATTAAATAATTTAGGAGATGGTTTCTTTCTAATTTGA